TACTATTGATAAGGCTCTTGCTGATATTGGTATCACAAATGTTAAGGTAGTTCAACAAAAGATAAAGTTTGATAAGAATGTGATACCCGATCACTTGATTGATAAAGTAAAGAATGCTCCTCCCAAGCCTCACAAATGGCGTGATGGTGCTGGAGTCACACATAAACCAACAAAACAACAAATTGATAATTGGAATGCGAAATGGGGAGATTGTGCTCCGTATATGAAAAAATAATTAAATACTTGATTCGGGTTCATCACTTGATGAATCTAAAAATGTGTCGGTAGAAATAGTTAATGGGATTGATGATTTTGGAGCGGGTGATAAATTTGGTATGATTGATAGTTTGTCATCAATCTTTTTTTTCAATACAATGCTCGTCTCAATTAATTTTATATAACGCACATACGAATCATTCAAAAACTCAAACCCATCTTGTGTTTTACTTTTTTCATTCAATGACAACCATTTGTATATGTCACAAGCCAAAATATAAAACTCACGAGAACTTATCAGCTCTTGCTCCATCTGTTTTCCAATTGAATAAAACAGCTCAATTGACCCGATTATTCCTACTATTAAACTTAACATCATATTAATCAAACTTACATACTCTTGGAGCATAAATGGCTGTAATGAGACAGCCGAGACCGAATTTAACGAACTCAACAGAATTATTGGAATTCTGTAATACTTTAGTCGGCTTTTCAATTGTAAGTATCGTTTGCGATGATAATGAGATAATAAACTTGAATTACAGCGAATTTTATCTAAAACATCCTCTATGTCAGCCATTACCTTATATACTATACAATTAAAATAAATGTATATTATAAATGCTTATCAGCGAAAATGATGACAGCGATTTGAAAATAAAACCAACAGACCAGAACATTGATGGGAAACTCGGTGTTCCACCTCCTTTTATTGATAAACCCGCTGTGTATGTCGTCGTTGGATCTATGGGTTCAGGTAAATCGTCATTTATGAACAGCATTATGACATCTACAGGTAAAGGCGAAGTGTTTCGTCATAAGTTTGATTATGTTTTTTATGCGACACCTCGTGAATGCTTTGAGAGTGAGGGCGAACATCACCCATTCGCAAAACATTCACCAAGTCGCACATTCTTTGATTTGTCAGCGAAAACATTTGATATCATTGATACTACTTGTGCCGAAGCAAAAGATGAGAAAAAAGATTGTTGTTTAATTTTAGATGATTTTAGCGAATTGTTACGCAACAAAGCTGTTCTCGCAAGATTACAAAAACTTATTTATAAACACAGACATTATCGGCTAAATATAATAATTTCGGTTCTAACTCTCAAAAGTTTGCCACGCCAAATAAGGGGCTTGATTGATGTGTATATTCTGTTCCGCCCGAAATCGGTTGTCAGCATAAGAGATTTTGTTGATGATGTGCTTGGTATGACTCGGGCTGAAGCCCAACAGATCTTTGATTATGTTTTTGATAAGCCTTATAATTTCTTATTTTTCAATCAAATTACACATACTTTTTATAAAAATTTTAACAAACTCACAATTAAAAACGAATAACTATTTATTATTGTCTTGTCTTATTGTATAATGCTCAATAATCCTTTGAGGAGGAAACCGAAAAAGTCTGGTGCTTTACAGAAACAAAAGCAACATCAAACTAATAAGCAGAATGTTGTCATTCATTTAGCACCGCAAGTCAAACCACGCACACGAGCCAAAGGACGAACTATTTCGCAAGGTAGGCAGAGCCAAGATAATACTCGTAGTGTTATGGTTCTCTCTCACGCTTTTCCTGCTTACAATGAACAAAATGCTGGAAGGAATCCTATGACTACAGCAGCTATTTCTGCTCCAAGTTCTACGCATATCACACAACAGGAGAGAGAAAATGCTGAATTTGTGAGAAGTATTGCTCAAGTGGCTAATAGCTTACAATCTCAATCAAGGCAAACAGAAGAAGACGCCAGACTTGAAAAAGACGCAAGAACTAATTTCGCAAGTAATAAATCAGCCAATACATCAAATATTGAAATCGCACACGATGCCTCTGCTCCTGAATCTATTCCTATAACCAACGATGTTTCAACTCCATCTGTTGATACCACCGCCCCCCCTGAAACTCCTACTACCGATTCTACTATTACCTTACCATCAGCGAGTGGCTCTATTGATAGAGGTGTTGGTGTTCCTGCCGAGAATGCTGGATTGGATGAAAGCCCGTTGAAAAAGAAACGAGGAGCACCTAAATATACGGAAGAACAGAGAATACAAGCAGCTAAAGAAAAGGAAGCTAACGAGTTAGCTATAAAAGATTTTAAAGCCACTCTAAGAAACGCTAATTTAATTGCCGCAATTGAAAACGGAACAAAAAAAATGTCACCAGCAGAAAAAAAAGCTCACGATGAGCTTAATTTATTGAGACCAGAAGGCTCTGTTTCTGGTGACTCTGTTTCAACTATTATTGATAATTCTACAGGTTCGGCTCCTCCTAATCCTTTGAAACGAATTCCATCTGTTAGTAGTAGCGGTGGTAGTGGTCATCGTAGTATATCATCTGCTTCTACCCTACTCCACAGAAGTTTTGCTAATCATGCTATGCTTAATAATCCTTTTTATAGGGATAGACAGCGTGTTGATGAAGAAAATTCACAATCAACCGAATTTATGTAATTTACTTATAAAATTGAAATAGATATAAAAATATTTTCTATATATATTATATAAAACAGAATGCCACCTTTAGCAAATACGAAGCTGATGGATAACTTGAAAACGCTCCTTGCCGAGAAAGGTCTTGCCGCTGGAACGATTAATTTGTATCTCTCCAAACTTGTCAAATTGAATGATGGAAAACCATTCTCATCAATTGTCTTTTTGAAAGACTTTAAGAAGATAAAGGCGAAGATGGACGCAATGGAGAACTTGAATACCCGCAAGAGTTTTGTCACCGCTGTTGTTAGTGTCTTGAACAATCTTGGAAAAGCAAAGGAATATGTTATGGTCAATCTCTTATATAAGTCACTCTTGGAAAGTGACAAGATTCGCCTTATGAAGGAAGACCCGCATACCAAGACACCAGCTCAACAAGCCAATTGGATTGAATGGACGGAGATTATGAAGATTGAAAATGATTTAGCCCAAAAGTGTGCCGATTTCACTATTGAAGATATGAAGACCTCCAGCAAGAGGAAGGCAATGATTGATTTCATGACTTTGTCTCTCTACACTCTAACTCCCCCGAGACGCAACGCCGACTATATTATGATGAAGTTGTGCAAAGATGGAAAGGGCGAAGATGAGAGTTTTAACTACTATGACCCGAAACAGAAGACTTTTACATTTAATATATTTAAGACCCATTGGAAGAATGGAAAGGAAGTTATTCCCTGCCCTTTGAATTTATGTAAGGTGATTGACAAGTTCTGTGAATTGTTTGGGGTTACCGATGGTGGGTTCATCTTGTATCCTACAGATCCTAAACGAGTTGGTGGTCATATTACCAAAACACTCAATCATATATTTCAAAAGAAAGTTGGAGCATCTATGTTGAGGCATTTCTATGATACTTACAAGTATGGTGATATTATCAAGGAAATGACGAAGGACGCTCACATGATGGCTCATTCCGTTGCCGAGCAATCCAACTATGTCAAATTTTAATGTTAGCCTATTATATAAATGGACTCAAATTTTAAAAGTGAAAGAGCGGTTGGGGTCAATGAACGCAATCGTGGGGCTGATTCTTATTTAGCTAATTTGCCTGTTAAGCAAGGTAAGATACCGAATTGGAATATTTCTACGCCGATGTGGTCAGCGAACAGACTTGATGCTCAAACGAATAAAGAGATCGGTTCCAATTTCACTCCGTCTTGGAATAAACCCGTCCCCGTTAATCCATTGAGTCGTCGTTATGAATAAATACTTGGAAAATAGATTTAAATAATATATATACTAATACTATAAGATGGAACTCAACAAGAGTCATTTAATGGTCGGCTTTACTATTTTAGACAGCGTGATGAACAACGAGGGTTTTTCATCAGCCTATTTTAAAAATTGCTTGGAACGAGATATGCGAACACAATTGATTGATGATATTACTATTAAGAAGGTTTTATTGAATGTTGAGTTGATGTCACTATGTTTGAAGAAATTTACAACTACCGATGATTTTGTGCTTTGTATTATTTTATCTTATATGTTTTTTCAATTGGCGCATCGCAGAAATGAATTGGAAATTTGTATGGCTGAACTTGAAAAGCGAATGAAGAAAGAGAAGAAGGTTGGCGATATGACTCAAGACGAATACTTTTTCTTTAGAAGAACTAACTTTGAACTTATCAAAATGGTGGATTATTGCATTCAAACGGGACAAACCTCTTTACAATCCTTTAGCAACAACAACAATAAATCTTTTCTATTGTCATAATATAATGAGTCTTTGGATTGAACATCTCAAGAAGTGGGCAGCTGCCCACAAAGTCACTTACAAGGAAGCTATGAAATCACCCGCTTGTAAAGCAGCGTATGTCCCGAAAAAACGGAGCGATAGCCCCGAACGCAAATAAATAATTTACGAATAAAATTGATTTAGAAATAAAATATCTATGTCATATATATAAAAATGAGTAAGCATAATTCCGTTGTTGTGATTTTGAACGAGATTATTAAGTGCCAGAAGAATGGAGGTCTTGGATTTATTCTAATTCATAAGGAGACCAAGAAAGAGCAGAACATATACAGCGAGGCTGCCCTATGTAACTTTATCAACGCAGAGGAGAACATGCGTGGAGAGTATTCGTTTGAACCCGAAAATAAGGCGATTGTCTTTTGGGATTTCTTAAGCAACGATACCTTTAGAATCGCAGAGTTTGATGATCAGGAATTCAAGTGGAGTTTAGTCCCTTGTTAAAAAAATTGAATGAAAAATAATCAAATGTTTGATATTAAGAAATAAGATTTTAATATAAAATTGATTTAGAAATAAATTATCT